TCCGTGGGGGTGGTTGTCGTTGTCGTTGTCATGTTCGTCGTAGAGTATTCACAGGGTACGATGAAGTTGCTTGTAAAAAGTATTTTGGCAGGCACAAGCTTCAATTTTGTTTCGAAATATGAATTGAAAAATGTAAAACCTCCGGTCTATATATATCAAAGGTTTTATCTCTAAATCTGATCCCCCAAAAATGGCCCTTTGAATTTTAGTTTCTAAAAAATGGGCGAAAAAAGGGGATGCTTTTCTTTGGGTTTTCCTTGGCGCTGGACTTTTGTAAAAAAATGATTTTAGACGGTGGATTTTATTTTCGGGTTTTGATTTTCGGATTTGTGACGATATATCGTAAGAGTTTTAAAAATGACAGCATGATGGTGCGGATGTTGCGACGGGATGGCCGCGGTTGTTGCTTGGGTTATCGTCACAAAATGTGGGTGCGGGTGTGTGTGTCAGGTATGGGAGGCTGTGATAGAATGAGTATTTTGGAATTTTCCTTGTTCATGGAACCGGATTCTTTCGGAATTTACTCTTTTCAGTCAAAAATATTTCGTTTGAAAACGGGTTTTATTCAAAAGTTTGGATTCATGGGAGTTGGAAAATTATGTTTCAAGGACAAAACCGCCGAAAATATTCGCTTCAAAAACAGGGTTTTTCAAATGTTTGGATTCATGGGAGTTGGAAAATTATGTTTCAAGGACAAAACCGCCGAAAATATTTCGTTTGAAAATGGCCGAAGGCAAGAATAAACGAGAGATTTTGACTACATGGTTTTTGGACATTTTTAAAATGTCCATTTTGCTGTTAGCGTGCCGTTAATTTTAAACGCGAAATTCAAAACACCAAAAAATGGGATTGTGACCATTATGCTCTCAAAACGTGTTTTCGACCCTAAAAAACTGTGACTGAACTTTTTTGGGGTTTGGTTTGTTGAAGGCATTCACGTCAATTTAGGATAATTATTGTATGGTGTATTTATATCAATGGCAACAGAAAAAAACTCCAAAAAAACTCCAAAATTTTCATGCGAAAAGTGTGACTTTACATGCTTTAAACAAACCGAGTTTAATCGACATATTGTTACGAACAAGCATATTCGACTACATGACTCTCAAAAAATCTCCGAAACATCCAATACGTATATTTGTAAATGTGGTAAGAAATATATTCATCATTCGAGTCTGGCAAAGCATAAACGAACGTGTGATTCATTACATGTATCATCAAGTGAAACAACCGTAAATCAAAAAGAAAAAGAACCGGAGAATATTGTGATATCCAAAGAAATGTTTATGGAATTATTGAAAGATAATCGAGAGATGATGAAAATCATAAAATCACTCGCAGAAAAATCAAGCATTAGTAATAGCACAATAAACACCAATAGTAATAATAACACCAATAACAACAACAATACATTCAACATGAACATGTTCTTGAACGAAAAGTGTAAGGATGCGATGAACATGAAAGACTTTATAGATTCAATCCAGTTGAACATGACTGATATGGAGAACATGAACAGGCTTGGCTATGTCGAGGGCATGTCGAATATATTCATCGACAACCTCCAGAAAACCGACCTATACAAACGACCTGTCCATTGTAGCGACGTCAAGCGCGAAACCTTATACGTCAAGGAAAACAACCAGTGGGAACGCGATGGACCCGACCACGCAAAAATGACGAACGCGGTTCTTGCGGTGGAGCACAAGAATGTGGTCCTCGTGAATGAATGGGCGAAGGCCAACCCGCGCTGTCTGAATAGCAGCACCCGAGAGAATGAGAAATACATCAAGATGGCCAAGATTGTAACAGATGGAGAGAAGGAGGGGAATATTGATAAAGTGATACGGAAAGTAGCAAAGAGCGTGGCGATTGAAAAAGGAGGTGCGACGATTGAAAATTCATAAGATTGAAATTCCTTCTTTTCAGCCAAAAATATTCGCTTCAAAATTATAAAAATCCGATGCGTTTGGGAATCAGAATTTTATGTTTCAAGGACAAAACCGCCGAAAATATTCCGTTTGAAAACGAGTAAATTGGAAAGTTTGGATTCTTGGGAGTTGGAAAATTATGTTTCAAGGACAAAACCGCCGAAAATATTTCGTTCAAAACCGCCGAAGGCAAGAATAAACGAAGGATTTAGACCCCCTATTTTTGGACATTTTTCTGGACATCCAAAAATGTCCATTTTGCCCTTTACGCGCCGTCAATTTTAAACATGAAATGCAAAACACCAAAAAATGGGTTTGTGACCATTATGCTCTCAAAACGTATTTTCGACCCTAAAAAACTGTGACTGAACTTTTTTGGGGGGGTCGGCGGCTGCCGCCATTTTGAGGGGTTAAAATCGGACATTTATGTATAGGATAGATAAGATTCCTATAAGATTCTTATAAGATTATTTTATAAGATTTAGGATAGATAAGATTCCTATAAGATTCTTATAAGATTATGCCCAAAACATATATTGATTATTCCAATACTATTATTTACAAAATATCATGTAAAAATGAAACGATTAGTGACGTGTATGTAGGATATACCACTAATTTTGTCCAGAGGAAATATGCTCATAAGGTTTGTTGCACAAACAATACAACTAACACAAGCAATTGTAAGTTGTATCAAGTGATAAGAAATAATGGTGGCTGGGATAACTGGAAAATGGAAATAATCGACGTTATTACCTGTAATGACATGTATGATGCGAAAAAGAAAGAACAAGAGTATGTGGTATTATTACAAGCCAACTTAAATAGTGTTGAACCGCTACCTCACCCTCGAAGAACAAATTATCGTTTTTATTGTGAAAAGTGTAACTTCAAATGCTCTAAACAAAGTATATATAACAAGCATTTAGATACAACAAAGCATCAACAAGATAAATCGATATCAAGCACAATCAACTATGAAACGAACACCGAGGCAGACCCAGACCCCGAACCAGAAAAATATACACTGGATGAAACATCCCAGCCAATAACACGTGATGAATATAATAACATTTTACATTTATTACTCGATTTGAAACACAAAGATAAATCAACAAATGAAGAATATAACGACGATAATGATATATATCCGAAACAAAATATTAAGATATCTTTGGCTGAGACATCACAGTTGATGAGTGATAATAATATACAAAATAAACTAATACTTGAACTAATCAAATCAAACACTCAATTACAAAACCAAATGTATGAAATATGTAAGTCATCACAAGCATTAACAACGAATAATATTACCGCATCTACAATACATGATAATTCCACTACTACTAACAGCACCACCAATAACAACAACAATACATTCAACATGAACATGTTCCTTAACGAGAAGTGTAAGGATGCGATGAACATGAAAGACTTTATTGATTCTATCCAATTGAACATGACCGACATGGAGAATATGAACCGTCTTGGCTATGTCGAGGGCATGTCGAATATCTTCATCGACAACCTCCAGAAAACCGACCTATACAAGAGACCTGTCCATTGTAGCGATGTTAAGCGCGAAACCTTATACGTTAAGGAAAACAACCAGTGGGAGCGTGATGGCCCTGACCACGCAAAAATGACAAACGCGGTTCTTGCGGTGGAGCATAAGAATGTGGTCCTCGTGAATGAATGGGCGAAGGCCAACCCACGCTGTCTGAATAGCAGCACCCGAGAGAATGACAAATACATCAAGATGGCCAAGATTGTAACGGATGGAGAGAAGGAGGGGAACATCGATAAGGTGATACGGAAAGTAGCAAAGAGCGTGGCGATTGAAAAATCTACATGAACAAGGCACGCATCCCAAAATGTCGATTGGTTAAAGCGGGGGGGCGATGATTCGACGACCGCTGTAATGGTATCGATATATCCGCATGTTGTTTCATATTTTGATATAGACGCCCGTTATTGGCTGCCGCTCCTGCTACTGCTTCTGTCGCAACCCAGTTTTGTCGTTCCTGTTCTGTTATTATCGGTCGGTCTTGAGGTATGACAAGACCTTGGAATTGACGCGTATTTCGTTGGCTCATCATGAATCCGCGATTCATCATAAAAGGCATATTTGGTTGAATCGGCATATTCACCGTATTCACACCGCCGTTGATTTTACGCATGGTGTGCTGATTCGCTGCCGCCGCCGCCGCCGCCGCGATTGCTGATGCTGTCGCCGGTGCTCCTGCTGACGCTGCCGCACCGGATGACGCGTCATGAATCGAATGAATTTTCTTATTCACATCAACAATATATTCGCTCTGCAGTTGTTTAATATTTCGAACCGCATTCAAAGGCGACACGCGTATTTTATTGAGACGGTCCAACGACTGTTCTTCAAAATGAAGTTGCGAGTAATGAATATACGTATCGAACGCATTCACGTCAATCATATGTGTTTCGTCATATTTGATATGAACTACATTCGTGAGTTTCGCGAGGCCATCTGTATTATTCGGCATAATCGATGTAGCCAACTCGTCGCGGCAAATAAGACGTTTCATTCCATCCGCGAATTGAAGAATATGTTTATCCCCAATCGTATAAAAATTAGTCCGGTCGATGGTAAGTCCGAATTGTTTGGCTCGTTCGTTGATGAGATTATCTTCACCACCCCATGCCCAATAGTTGGGGAATCCATTGATTCTCTCGAAATCGACGCCTCGAATCGAGAATATTCCGCCGAGTGCGAATTGAAATCCGTAAAAATGTTTCACGACACCATATTCTGTATGATAATTCAAAATATTCTTGTCATAGGGAAGTGTATCGATGTCATTAAAAATGAAGATGATTTCCTTGTAATGATTTGGGAATGCCTCTTTTAATGCTAAAAACCCGATATTTTTCATGGCCCCTCGATTGAATGGGCGTGTATCGTTTTGATGGATGAAATAAAATGTCCATTCTTCGCGGGGTATATCCTCCATAATTTTATAGATGTATGTGCTGAAAAACACCCGGTGCGGTTCTCGGTCGCGATATGGAACGATGAATACATACTTTGGAACCATGCCGACGAGTGTGTTAGACTCTGATGATGTTGATGATGATGATGATGATGTCGTTTCAACGTCCATTTTTATTCAAGTATAATATCATAACATAAGAAAAATATGATATTATAACGGGAGTCGGATTCCATTCCATTCCATGTCATTTCGCTGCGTATTTATCAACAATCATCTTCGGTATAAGTCTCTCGCGCATATCGTATAGCTTTTTGTAGCATTTATTGATGGTAACCTCGCTCATGTCGCTGATACGATTGACGTCTTTTTTCGTGATAGGGAGCCGACACATACATGCGACGAAGTAGATAATTCCTGATGCGATACTATGCGGTGTATTCTCCGGAATCAGGTTCTGTTTTTCAATCATCACCGCAATAAACTGGCACAACTTCGTAAGTTCGTCGTTGATGGAGAGACGGCTACAATATCTCTCGATGAATGCTTCTGGCTTGGTCTTACAGAAGTTGGTTTTCTCCGAATTATCTAAATTGGATTCGAGTTCATTAATAATACTCACCGCATTTTTGCATCCCTTTGTTGCGCTGGTATTGTCGAGGTTGAATATATTCGCGATTTCTTTGGGTGTGCGCGGGCAGTTGTGTATCTTACATGCGATATAGATGGATGCCCCCACGACACCATCGCGATTCAGACTGCGAAAGGTTTTGTGTTCGGAGATGCGTTTATGAACACGGAGAGCTTCATCGATAATCATCTTGGAAATGCCCTTGTTTTGCGCGAGGGTGGTGATTTTCTGAAACATGTCATATTGCGCCTTCTCTCGATACGGCATTGATTGCCACTCCGTATAACGCCGGATTTTCATCATGTCTTGTGAATAAGAACCGCCCTCGCACATCACTTTGCATCCATAGGATGATTCTTTGAGGAGTGGATTGACGGGCATACCGCAGCGGGTGGGGTCGTTGTTTTGATTGTCATCCGCGCCGTAATAACGCCATTCCGCGCTTTGGTCGAGAGATTCGTCCTTGTAAAGAATGCTACACGCGGGATTTTTACATGTGAGGAACCCGTCGTCGGTGAGAACAACGTCGCTTGAACATACTTCACAATTCTCTCGAATCCCGGATTTTCGATAGAGACATTCAACGTCGGTTTCAGGTTTGATGAAGAGTGCCGACATTCGTTTTACGAGGGCGGGGCTGGCCGCATGACCAACAGCAGCAGCAGCCTCAAACGGTTTTTCTTCTCTTTCACCGTCACTGCCACTGCCACCTTCACTACCACCGTCACTACCACCGCCACCGCCGCCACGCGACGATGTTTGTTTTGGTGATTGTTGAACAGTCGCCGGAATGTTGAGAGATACCGTTACGTCATCGTTTATTTTGGCGTATTCTTCTATGATTTCAGGCATGAAATCTTCTTGTATTTTCGCCCAGATATTCACTTCTTCTTTTACGCGTTTGTTTTTTTTGGTTTCATTCTTTATAGTGGTATGTTGGTAGGAACGATAGTGACGTGTTGCGCCAGCACCGCCACCGCCTTGAAGAGAAGTAGGAATAAACACACCACGACACGAAGTTAGATTTGAAAGCATTACGACGATGTATGCGCGGGTCGGGGATGATATGTTTAACCACTCTTTAAATAAAGTATATATTTATCTCTTTATATCTATTTATTGTTCAATTTTATCGCCGCCGCCGCCGCCGCCGCGTCCCTTCCGCGATAACT